AAATTAATCAACCCTCCCTTGTTATAATTTACAAGATAAAAGTATTAAGCTACTTTAGCCCACTCAGTATCAACTAAAGGATAAGCTAAGTTTACTTGCTCACCAGTCAATGTAATTTGGTATCTGTTTTTATCAGAACGAGCAGTACCGGCAGCACCATCGATTGTAGATACAAACAATCCGTAGTCATAACCTACCAAGTGACGAGTACCAGCAGCAGTCTCAACGAAAGCAACTATCTCAGCATTAGGGCTAGATAGGTCTTCGAGAGCATCTCTGTTAGCTTCCGACATCTTAGGAAGTTCGATAGTAATCGTAGGAACAGCAGATACTGATCCGTCAGAAATAGTTTTTACATCAGTAAATGTAGAGAAACCATCTTTTAGGTTAAACTCGATAGAAAATGTTGATCCATCATCATCAAGAGAAGTACCTCCTGTAGGAGTAATAGTAACATTGTCACTAGAGATAGTAATATTGCCTTCTACAGCAGATTTATTCGCTAGGTAAACTTTTGTTAATCCTCCCAATGCAATGTCATCACAAGAGTAAGTGATGTCAGTAAGAGTTACGTTACAAGCCATTTATTATTAGGTATTAAAAAGGGAAGGCGAACCTTCCCCTTTGTTATTATTCAGTTATTATACGTCGTAAGCAAGTACGATTTCACTACCTTTTAAGTAAGAGAATCCTAGCTTGAAGCGACCCCATAGGTACTCGGTATTTTCTTTAGCTTCGTATTCGCTATCGATAGCAGCTACATCGTTGTAATCGTCAGTCAACATAACCAAGTTGCTTGGTGGAGTAACGAACAAGTGGTCAGCAGCCAAGCTAGACAAGTGAATAACTTCCATACCGTAGTAAGTAGGGATAGCACCTTTAGCAATACCATCGCTGCTAGACAATGTCATAGAAGAAGCAAACTCTTCAGCCATAGCGATTTGGAATGCTTGGTAAGCAACAGTACCTAAGAAAAATGCAGGACGGAACTCACGGTCAGCATCGCCATAAACAGCAGATAGCATAACGTCAGACATTGCCTCGTAAGAACTTTGCATAATGTCCAAGATGTTTGTGCTAGTGATAACTTTAGTACCTGAAGTGTTTGCATCAGTATCAAAGTCAATAACGTCAGCATCAGCTTTCATTTCAGTCAAAAGCTCAGAACCTGCATAAGTCAATGCTTTTTGAGCAGCCAATTTTGCAAAGTAGTCATACACCCAATTACGGAACTCAACGTCCATAGTCTCAGGGTTGTGTTGTCCTTTTTTCAAAGCTACACCACGGTAAGACTTTTCTAATACAGCCTTACAGTTTTTGAAACCCCAAGAGAAAGTTTGAACACTCATTTCTTTCTCTGTAATAGTAGTTGGAGTAGTGTCTGAAAAACCACAGTCATCTCCTAGACCAAATGTTTGTGCGCCAACTTCAAAAATTGGTACGTTTACTTTGGCTTTTACGCCATCGATAAGTGTGAAGCGGTTAAGTACAGCCGCTGATTTTACCATTGCATCGATAAATAAATCTCTGCTACGGTCTCCCCATAAACTTTCAGTTCCTGAACTGATTACGTCATTTACTGCGTCAACAACAGGAACAGAATTAATAGTATTTGCCATTATATAATGATTTTAAAAAATTTGTTTTACTTAATTTACAAAGTCTTAGTATAAACTTGGAAAATGTTTATTTATAAGACTCACTTTTTCAGGAGTAATAGACTCAAAGTTGATAGTCTTATCTTCTACCTCAACGACAACTCCTTCTGTCTGCTGTGCGGCAAATTGCTCTTCAACTTCTTGTTCGTTTACTTCTTCCTCAGCTTCAAAGTTCTCTTCTACCTCAGCAACTTCTTCAGTAGCTTCCTCAGTAGCAGTAAACTCTTCTTCTACAGTTTCCTTAACTACTTCCTCAGTAGCCTCGTACTTCTCGTCTTCCTTCATCTCTTCTTCTTCTTGAGCCATTTCGCCCATAGATTCGATGTGCTTTTGAATCATTTCGATAGCAGTCTTTAAATCTTCGACTCCCATAAACTTCTCTTCAAAAGATGTCAATGATGATAATAGAATCTCATTCTCAGATTCTAATACTTCGATACGCTCCTGGAACTTATTAGTCATTGCCTCAAATTGAGCCTCCAACTTACCAAGTTCTTTAGCAAATGAAAATTCAGTCATTTCTTCTTTATTTGTTGGTGTTATATTAGCTGCAATCTCGATAGAGAAACCATTTATCTCCCCATCCTTAATTGCATTGAATAATTCGTCAGACTCAAT